CTCTTTCAGACGCTGACGTTCAGCGCTGGTGAGCCCACCATCACCGCCCCCGGTATCCCGCTCATGCTGGCGAACCCAGACACGCAGAGTCTCCGGCGTACAGCCAATCTTTGGGGCAATGGAACAAATTGCCGCCCACTGTGAGTCATATTCATCCTGACTTTCCAGAACCATACGAATCGCCCGCTGACGGACTTCGGGGGAAAAACGAGTATTTTTAGTCATCCTGTTTACCTCTTTCTCAGGGAGTTTAGTCTCCAGGATTTCCGGGGCGGTTCAGTAACCTACTGTCACACCGGAGGCATCCGCGCTGGCTTTCAGGTAACGGGCGGTGCGCAGTTTTACGAACATGGGGACGTGCTTTGTGCTGTCCTGGTTGATACGCCGGGTGCGTATTTCCAGAAAACGGTCGATGTCATCCCGGTAAAACGTGCGGATATTGTTTTTATCCTCATCCCATCCGGTAATAGTTCGCCCGTATTTCCCTGTGTCGTGATGCCAGTTTTTCAGCGTGCGTGTTTCGTTATTCCAGATAAAGCGAATGCGCTCCTGTATCCGGGTTACGCGGCGTCTGCGTGGTGTCCACGCGGTCCCGTCCGGCGCTTTCTGTGACCGGATACGCGCCTGCTGGGCGCGGCGTAAATCCTGTGCCAGCTTTCTGGCGATGTTATTGATGGCCTGCTGATTCAGGCTGTCGCGGATGGCCTCAAAGGTTTCATCCACGCGGGTGAATGCCTTATCCATCGCTTTCACCCCACGTCACATCCTGGAATACATGCGACCAGTCGCCTTCGGAAGATGGCAGGCGGGGTTTTGGCTCCGGCAGGTGTTCTGCCTGCGGTGTGCCCTGACTGCTGCACGTGATGCGAACGCGTTCCCGCAGGGGGAGCGTAAACAGGAGATCGGCGCTGTCATCGTCATTGATAACGGCGGAGAATTTGATGTCCTGATTACGCTCAGGGTTGAGCAACAACTGTGGCTGATTTTCGGATAACCACGCCAGCAGCGGCAGCGTGAGGTCGTCCAGCTCCCCGGCGTAATCCATGACAAACATCACCATCTGATAGCGGTAAACAAACGAGGGCGTTTCTCCGGTCGTTTCAATGTTGCCGCTCTCCACGAAAATGGTGAATTTTTCCGGGTTAGCCTGACACCATCGGCATGAACGGGTCATGGCTTCACGCAGGGAATCAGTTTTCAGCATGGTTGTTGTCCTCGTTGTTCAGTCGTTGCAGCCTGCGCTGTTCCAGTAATTCAATGGCCCGTTTATCCGCGTTACAGGTTTCCAGTGCATCCAGAAGGCGGTCGCCCCATATACCGAGATTTCCCCATGTGGGAGTATCAGGGAAGGGGGGAGGCGTTACCGGTATGGTCAGCGTCTGCGGTATAAGCCGGACTGACGGCGCTGGCAGTGGCGCGTTCTGCGTGCCTGCGCAGCCTGTCAGTAAAACGAGCGTCAGGCAAAGCGTGGGCGCATTCATCTTTTGCAATATCGTTGCGTAGCTGTTCACGTCTTACCTCTCCGTCCTGATTGCGTTGCTGATTTTCCACGCGGAGTTGCGCCAGCACCTGCTGCATATCCTGTACCCCGGCGCTGATGATATTCAGGGTGTCGGCGGTACTTTTCAGGGTGCTGGCCTGCGCTTCGTTTCTGGCGTTCTCCCGGCCCAGCGACCACGACAGACGCATGGATGTTCCCCATCCGGCAATCAGAAGGAAAGCGACGCCMAGCGTGGGCCAGAGCTTCATGCCGGATAGGCTCCGTGTGGTAACTGAAAATGCGGTCCGTCTTTCAGGGTCTTCCAGTCGCCGCCCCATTCCACCGGAATATTCAGYTCCCGGCTGGCCTGTCTGAATGCTGCTGCGATTTTTTCGTACAGCGGCCATTCCCATGACACCTGGCTGCCGATATAAGCCACAACATCCACGGCATGTCCCGTAAGGTGGCGGCTGTTCATGGTCTGGCTCTTACCTGTGGCCACAAGTTGCTTCTGGCGGTAACGGCTGCGCAACCCTTCGGTGATACCAAAATCCACTTCCGAAATTTCCAGTGCCCGTCGGGTCACTTTCACCAGATCAGGATTTACGCCCTGCAAATTCTTTTCGCTCCGACTGCTGAATTTAAATGTGTTGCTCATTCGTCCTTCCCCTTCACCCTGCGATTAAAGGCCGCAATAACCTTGTCGCGTGCTTTCTCTGCGCCCATAAAACCGATTGATGCGCCGATAAACGTCACGGCATCTTCAGGAAACCCGAAGAAGCGCAACGACCCGGCCACGGCCATGGCAAGAACGCCGCACGCCAGCGATCCCGTTACGGTCTGAACCAGTGTTCGTCCGTCATAAAGACTCATCAGCGCGGAAATGCTGACCGCCGCGCCTACTGCATACACCGTTGGCAGGTGGTCAAAGAGCCACGCAATAACCTGCTCTGTGATCCCTGTTTGAATGGTGCTCACTGCTACTCCCCCCACAACTGAATCATTTCTCGTTTCTTCTTCTCCGGCTCCGGCATCTCAACTTCCTGCCCGGCGTCCAGAAATACCTGCTGACAGAGTCCGGGGTTGGCATCCAGCACCTTTTCGGTGACGCCCTGCGTCGTGCCGTAGTACCGGAAACAGAGCGAATCCACGGTGTCGCCTTCCAGTGCCTTCACTTTCATCAGCACAACTCCGCAAARATTCGCGGGCGGCGCAGAATGTCAGAGATGGCCCAGCTCACATCGCGCCACAAATCCGATGTCTGTATATCCAGTGCGTCCGCCCGGCGGTCGCCCTTATCCGTTGTGTCCGCATCGCGGTAACGCTCCAGAATCAGGGCGCGCGTGGCGGTATAAACAGCATTGCGCCAGTGCCAGAGATTGACGCTTTCTCCGTTAATTACGGGTGCCGGAACATCGGCCAGCGTCTGATGGCCAGCTGCCTGCTGTTCCTGCTGCCATGCTTCCAGCTCGCGGGTAACGTGTGCCACAGCCCCGGTGGCAGTATGCAGCAGGCGGGAGGTGGTCACGCGGCCCGGCAGTCGTACCGCCAGACGCAGCTCGCGCAGCACAATATCCGGCCAGAATGCACCCGCTGAAATGCGGGTATCGCCATCATCGGTATCGGTGATGTCGTCCTCTGCGGGTCTGGGTTCAGTTCTGGCAACCATACTCATGGGGTTCACTCCTGAAAAAAATCGGGCGGTGGGTGCGCGGTGTAAACGGTCACGGAGTCAAACCGGAACACCGCGCACGCCGCCCGCTGACGGGGTCAGTCGTTAACCGCGCTTCGCCTTCTGCGTCGCGGTGGTTTTTCGTGTTGCAGGCTTCCGCGTTGTCTTTTTACTTTTGCTGCTTTCGTCCTGCGTCTGCTGTGCGCTGGCGTCTTCTGGTGCGGCTGCGGAATCGGCTTTTTTCAGGGCGCGGGAAAGGGTTGCAATCTCGCGTTTCACACCTGCGTTCGGGTTCAGGTGCATTGCTTCGCGCAGCAGCTTCAGTGACAGGGCCATGCTGTCCGTATCACTCAGGCCACGGCGGGCAAAGGCGCACGCTTTGCATAATTTGGCGCGCACTTCGTCCGGCATGTCCTGGTCGGTGACAATCTCCCGGAGGGTGTCCAGTGGTTCGATAAAGGCGGACAAATCCGCGTCGGCATCCGTCCCGGCCTGCGTCAGTACCGGGTTGCAGATTTCTTCGGTCAGTACCGTGGCAGCAGTACGGCCAAAGTTATCCGGCATGATGAGGTTGTGACGGACCACATATGCACCAATACGCAGCGCCAGCGGAAGATCGCCGCAGTCAATCGCCCACACCATCAGCGTGGCAATCACTTCATCCTGCTGCCCGCCGTCAGCCTCCAGCGTTCCCTCAATCCAGCCGGAAAAGTCCGGCAACAACTCTTTTTTGATGGCGGCTTTCGCGCTTCTGGCCTGTACGCCCTTAAGCCGGGCCTGTGCCAGACGCAGACGATACAGCACCTCTTCATGCGCGGTACGCGCGGCGTGGTCCACGCCTTCATTCGCCCGGCCTGCGCGCTGTGCCATCACGTTCTGCCAGTGTTGCTGTGCAGGAGTAATCATTTTTTCTCTCCGTTACAGGCGGGCATGATGCCCGCCGTGAGGTGATTAGCTGTCGGCGAACTTCAGGCCAGTGACCATCGCGCACTTGCCATAGTCTTCAACGACATAAGCGTCATTGATGGACTGGTAGGTGGCGATGCGGTTGTATTCCGGCTCGTCTTTCATCAGGCGACGCATTGTTCCTTTCTGCCAGTAAATCGACAGGTTGTTGAACGAGGTGATCAGCATCGTTGAATCCGGGAAGAACGGCGCAAGGAATACATCCAGTCCGCCAATGGCGCGCGATGACAGGATGAGCTGTCCGGCAAGTAATTCCGCATTGGGATTCTGGCCGCTGATGCTGTTCAGCACGGGCAGACGCAGCGAGTTAAACAGGTTGCGCCCCATGATCACCACGAGGTCGTCAGCTTCCTTGTGCCATTCATCCAGCAGGGATGAGCGCGCGTCCTGTACCAGTGCATCAGCGTTCGCATACTTACCCGCGTGCGCCACGGTGTTGTCCATGTTGCGGGAGGTCAGCGTCACGTCATTCATWACGCGCTCGCTGGCGTCGGTTCTGATGTGCTCCAGCCATCCCACGTTAACGTCCTGAAGCAGCTTGTTAGTGCTGAAGTTGGACTCATCTGCGTGAGACGTGCCGTTGAAACCGATCATGATGCGGTCAAGCGCCACCTGCCGGGCAATCTGTGTGCTGACGCGGGACTGAAAATCAGGGTGTGCCGCCCAGGCATCAAGCTGCGGATACGAAATAAACGTGTCGTAGTTCACCTGTTCGCACTGGTATTTGCGGTTTTTCAGATCAACCACGTTATTCGGGTTACGGCGTTTTGTGCCGTCATAACTGGTATTCGTGCGCGCAATCGGCCCGGTGGTGTCCAGGAGGATTTTTTCGCCTTTCTGGTCRGTCACACCGAACACGTTAATTTTTTTTGTAAATTCAGTGCTCTCCTTTACTGCGTTTTCAAAACGCTGCTGCACCGAGGGTTCCACGGTAAATCGCGATACCAGTGCAGATACCGGGATGTTGTTAAGCGACGCCTGCTGCGCCATATAGCAACCCAGCTTGTTGCGGGTAATATCTGACATCACCAGATTCATAAAAAATTTGCTCCTTTGTCTTATCAGAAGTCAGCCAGCTGGTCGGAGGCTGCGCCCGTTGCGGTGAAGCGGTTCTGCGGATCGCCGTCCTGCGTGCGCAGTTTTTCCTTCAGTGCTGBCAGCTCTGTGGTCAGTGACGTGATTTTCTGGCGGTCCTGCTGATGGCGGGTTTCCAGCACATTAAAACGGTCGATAATGTCGGCCTGTGACGTTGCGACGCCTTCCACCGCTTCCTGAATACGGGAGAAACTGGCGTCATCCGCTTTGCGGCCACGACCAATAATCCCCATTACGCGGTTAAACCACTGGGTGCCTTCTTCCTGGCGTTGTTCTGCCATTTCGATGATTTCAGACTCGATGGCTTCGGAAATGAGCGGTGCTTCACCCTGGACACTGTTGAACGTCATCACCGCCTGACGTTGCTGTGCCGTGAATTTCAGGCGCTCAGTGCCCAGGCTTGCCGGGGTGTCGGTCATCGCCAGCCCGACCAGATAGGCGCGCCCGTTAACGGAGAACTGCGGGTGCAGTTCGATACTGGAATAGATTTTCTTGCCGTCCGCGACAAGCTGCTTCATGCGCTCGGTCGGTTCGATTTCTGCATACAGCGCAGTACGTCCGGCCAGCGGACCTTCCGTAATGTCTTCCGTACTCAGTGCGGTGACATCGCCCATTGCGGAAAATTCGCTTGACGGGCATGGCGAGAGATAGTGCTCAACGTTCACGCGGGCAGCGTAAACATCCGGGTTGAAGTTCTCGGCGGCTTCACGCAGATGCACCGGACTGATTTCACGGCCATCAACAGTTGATCCGGAGACAGCCACGCGAAACTTTTTGCGGGATGTCTTTTTTTCATTAGCCATAGTTTTTGCCCCTCTGACTGGTTCTTCAGTCATGATGGCAAAGCGTAACAGGCTGATACAAAGGGCTTTTGTTGTAAGAAAACGGCCAGAACAGGGGGTTAAGGAGAACGGTTTCGCGCGCGGGTAATCTTCCTGTAATTACTCAGGGGGAGCAATGATTCAGGACGCTTTTGTGCGCCAGCGTGCGCGGCAACTTTACTGGCAGGGTTATCCGCCCGCAGAAATATCACGTCTGATGGGAATAAACCCGAACACGATTTATGCGTGGAAAAAACGCGACCAGTGGGATGAAACGCCACCTGTGCAGCGTGTCACGCAGTCCATCGATGCGCGCCTCATCCAGCTTACTGAAAAACAGAATAAAACAGGCGGTGACTTTAAGGAAATAGACCTGCTGACCCGGCAGCTTAAAAAGCTGCATGATGGCCAGCCGGATGTGATGGCCGCAGGAAAGAAAGGCCGGGCGAAAAAACTCAAAAATCATTTCACGCCGGAACAGATTGCCGCACTGCGGGAAAAAATCATCAGCAGGCTGGAGTGGCATCAGCGGGGCTGGTTTGACTCCCTGACCCTTTGCAGGGAAGCAGGGATACGTAACAGGATGATCCTGAAATCCCGACAGATTGGGGCGACCTGGTATTTTGCACAGGAAGCACTGCTGATGGCGCTGTGTGACGATGTGGCACAACCTTACCAGCGTAACCAGATTTTTTTGTCTGCGTCGCGTCGTCAGGCGTTCCAGTTTAAAAGCATTATTCAGAAGGCCGCGGCTGAAGTTGATGTGGAGCTGAAAGGGGGCGATAAAATCATCCTCTCCAACGGCGCAGAACTGCATTTTCTCGGTACTTCTGCTGCGACGGCACAGTCCTACACAGGCAATTTTTATTTTGATGAATTTTTCTGGGTCAGTCGCTTTGCTGAACTGCGCAAGGTGGCTGGCGCTATGGCAACCCTCAGCGGACTGCGGCGCACCTACTTCTCCACGCCATCCACCGAAACGCACGAGGCATACGCCTACTGGAACGGCGACCGCTGGAACGAGAAAAAGGCCACGCATAAACGCCAGCGTTTTTCTGTGGACTGGAAAACGCTGCATAACGGGCTTATCTGCCCTGACCGGACGTGGCGGCAAATTGTCACGCTGGAAGATGTGGTTAATCACGGCTGGAAACACACCGATATCGACGAAATTCGTGATGAAAACACCGAAGACGAGTTCCTCAATCTCTATATGTGTGAGTTTGTCCGCGAAGGGGAATCGGCATTTAACCTGAATATCCTGATTGGCTGCGGTGTTGACGGATACGACGACTGGAAAGACTGGAAACCTTTTGCTCCCCGCCCGATGGGAAATCGTCCGGTATGGATTGGGTATGACGCAAACGGCAGCAGTGGCAACGGCGACAGCGGCGCTGTGTCCGTGGTGGTTCCTCCGGCTGTTCCTGGTGGCCGTTTTCGAACGGTGGAGACGCGACGCGTTCAGGGGCTGGAGTTTGAAGAACAGGCCAGAGTCATTGAAGAGTTCACGTGTCGCTACAACGTGGAACACATCGGCATTGATGTGACGGGCGGGAACGGGGAGGCTGTTTATCAGATAGTGAAACGGTTTTTCCCTGCTGCTATTCCGTACACCTTCACGCTGTCATCAAAACGGTCGCTGGTACTGAAAATGCTGCAAATAATGCGTGCCGGGCGGTGGGAATACGATCGCGCCGAACGCGAGCTGGTCGCAGCCTTTAACGCCGTGCGTAAGGTGAAAACACCGGGCGGCTTTATCACTTACGAAACGGACCGCGCGAGGGGGATCAGCCACGGCGACCTTGCGTGGGCAACCATGCTTGCTGTCATTAACGAACCGATTGGCGGCGAAGGAGAAAACGAGCGTTTCACGGTTATGGAGTTCTGATGAGCAGAAAAAATAAAAAAGTGCGCATGAGTTCACGCATTGATCTCGCTGATGCGCTCAGGAAAGAATCGTCGCTCAGTGCATTCACATTTGATGGGCCTTATCGCCTGATCGGGCATGACCTGCTGGATAATATGTACTGTGCTGATAACGGGCGGTGGTATGAAACCCCGGTGGACTGGTACGGCCTGGCAAGAGCTGCCCGGCAAACGTCCTGGCATCAGTCTGCGCTTTACTTTAAGCGCAATGTATTGCTCGGTTGCTATATTCCGCACCCGCTGCTTTCCCGGCAGGATTTCTCGGCGCTGGCGCTGGACTGGTTTGTGTTCGGTAACGCATTCCTTGAGCTTCGAAGCAATATGCTCGGTGAACCGCTTAAATTACGGCACGCCCTGGCGAAATACATGCGACGCGGAAGCGATCTTGAATCATGGTGGTATGTGCAGGATGGCAAGGACGCGTTCCAGTTTCGCCCTGGCAAAGTGTGCCACCTGATGAATCCGGATATTAACCAGGAAATCTACGGCATGCCGGAATATCTTGGCGCATTACTCTCGGCCAGCCTTTCTCATTCGGCGGACATGTTCAGAAAACTGTACTACGACAACGGATCCCACGCCGGGTGCATCATCTACATCGGTGCAGCGCAGGTAAACCGCGAAAGCATGGACTCCCTGAAAGAAACGCTACAGGGGGCACGTGGTGGTGGTGCGTTTAAAAACGTGCTCATTCATGCGCCCAACGGGGGCAAAGAGGGGGTGCAAATTTTGCCGTTCCAGCAGATCACCGCAAAAGATGAGTTCATGAATGTTAAGGCGGCATCCCGTGATGATGTGCTGGCTGCGCACCGCGTTCCGCCGCAACTGATGGGGGCGATGCCGGGCGAAAAAAGTGCGTTTGGTGATGTGGAGAAGGCCGCGCGGGTTTACGCAATTAACGAGCTGATGCCCGTCATGGAGGCCATGAAGCACATCAATGACTGGCTTGGCGAAGAGGTGATCCGCTTTAACCCTTACGCACTGTTAGACACCCAGCCCACATCCTGACGCGCTTCGCTTGTCTGCTGCTTCGCCGGGGCATAAAAAATTTATGCCCCGACTCTCCAGCTCCTGTATCAGTCAGATAATTTCACGACGCTTTCCTGCTGATTGCCATCATCGACAGTCAGACTCTTACGCAATCCCACCGCGTTGACTGCATGTTCTCGCCGTCTCAGTGCGATTTTGACGGCCTTACCTTTCACCCCATCAAATCAAAAGCTCTCACGTCTTTTTCACGCTCAGCGTGAGAAATACAGCCATTCTGTTGTGTCGCTGCGACATCGTTCAGGGGATGCTATTTACCCCCTGAAACGCGGGCTGTTCCCCCGTCACCTGCGCGCAGAAAAAACGCGTTTTTTTGTGCACGTACGGATCCTTGACGGATCCAGCCACCACGCGGGCCGGTAGTACAAAAAGTCGTTCAAAAAAATTGTGCAAACTTGTGCACTATCGTGCAAACAAAAAAAGCGCCTTATCGGCGCTTCAAAAGTATCAATTGTTGCTGTGTATTAATCGCCAACCACGAACATATGCTTCATAGGCATCTCTGTGCCTTACAGTTCCAGCCTGGCTAAACGGAATGTTAGCTAAAACTAAATCATTCTGAGCCATAGCGCGTCCTTCAAGCGCATCTTTTATGCCTAGCTCAAAAGCACAGGCAGCGCATTTGTGCCGACCTTCTTGTCCTTGATATTCAGGGAGAGACAGAAATGTTGGATTATAACGATGAGGGTTCTTGCAAATACCTGTTTTAGCCCGCACTTTATTTACCTCATAGGAAAAATATGCGTGCCTTTACAGAGGTGCGTGTAAGCAATAAAATATACGACGCACATTTTGATTTACTTCGGAAGGCACGCATATCAGGTTAAGTGAGTCCGACCGAGTTTTACGCCCCAATAGTTGCTGCTATTGGGGCGTTTTGCATGGACAATGCCGCGCAATTATCTTGTCGCTCACAATGCGAACGATCTTACAAAAAGGCACATTACTGTCAAGATAATTGATCGTTTTAATCGATAGATAATAGACAATCTATTTGTTTAACAGATCGATTATTGAAGTAAGTGTGCCAGATGGAATGATACTGTCTCTATAAACGTGAGCATTTTTCGCGCAGATGCTTTTACTCAGGAAATAACGCCCGGATATTCCCAGCCATCTGGCTGGTTATCTTAGCCACTGGTGCAGACTGTGCTTCAAACTTTTTTGAGCTGATTTGTGTCACAGGTAATATCTCATCATCAGCCCATGCGGCCAGTCGGTAAGCCTCTGCCGGATTCGTCTTCAGAAGTGCCAGCCCGGCCAGAAAAGCCACGCGTTGGCCGCTTTTGCGGGCTTCTGGTGTAAGGCTGTCCAGCCAGGCGCATGCTTCTCCTTCGTTCTTGACGGCAGCTGGCTTCAGATAGAAACTTATTCTTCTGGTTGGTGTCGTCATTGGTTTACTCCTTGTTCATTGCGTACAGCCCATTAACCAGAGCAAATTGTGGCACCCCGTCCGCGATGAAAGTCGCATTAACTCCGCAGGCTTCGCGGATAGCGGGTGCCACAATCTCCGCCCCGCCACCGACAACCATCACCCGCCCGTAACCCGAAAAAACCGCCAGAGCGCGGATCACGCGTTGTTTCAGTGTTTCTTCCTTTTCACGAATAATCGCCATCAGGCTGGCGTAATGCGCGTCATTGTGGATGTGCTGGCGCAACCAGGCTTCATCATGGCGATGTTCGATAATGGTATTGGCGATGTGGTGACTGGTGCGCATACCGTTAGTGGCCATCACCGACAGTACGGCATCGGCCATCAGAGAAACGCCTACGTGTGGATCGCAAAACACCTGGCTGATACCTGCCAGTTGCCCCTGAACCTTTGCCACATCCAGCGTGGTTCCGCCCAAATCCACAATCAGCAGGGATTCAAACGGACTCATGTCAGCCAGTGCCTTAAAGCCAGCCGGAATGGATTCAGGCATAACCCGCACGTTACGGATAGTGAATGCTTCGCCGTTCTGGTACTCCACCGGGCGCATAACGTTCGCTTTTTTGCGGTTGATGTTGGCCATGTCCGGCTGTGCGTTTGTGTCGAAATACTCGCTCAGTGGCAGGGTGACAACCACATCCACCTCCCGTGGCGTGATGCCTGATTTGACCAGCGCGTGATGAATGGCAATGACATTCACATCGCTGTACTGGTATTGCGTGTCGGTCGTCTGGACAAAGCGATCGCTGACCGGATCAAAACCATAGCGCACGCCATCAAGCATGTAGTTCGCGGGCTGCGTGCCACCGAACGGCGCAGACCATTCCGACTTGAAGCTGTTCGGGCTGATGGCGTTGCGGCGTTCGCCGTTCTCAGTCCATGCCAGCTTGATGTTGGTGGAGCCGTCGTCGATACAAATTCTCATCTCGATTTTCCTTATGTTGATTAATTAACCGTTTACGGGATTTTTAAATCCCGTTTTCGCCTGTTTTGTGCGCGCTTCATATATCGCGGCGCGTTTTTTGCTCATTTACGGGATTTGTGAATCCCGTTTCTGTCTGTTTTTTGTTTCCACTGGTCAGGCTACCCCGCAGCAGGTCTGCTTTGCGGCGGGCGCGTTCAGTGGTTTCACTGATTCTCTGTGCGTGCTCTGCGTCACGAATGGCGCGCAGCATGTCAGAAAGCACGGTAACGGGGGTTTTCATGGTGTTCTGGTCCTGCTGAAGTGTGGATGCCAGGCGTGCGGCGGCTTCGGGGTCTGATGTCCCCAGCTGTTCCAGATAGCTGGCGACCGGGTTATGGCGGATCTCCGTACTGCTTACGCCGTGGTTACGGCTCAGGCGCTGCCAGAGCTGCGTGATCCGGCTGTCCGGTCGGGTATCCGGTTTGCGTACAATTTCAAATCCCTGCGGTGCAATGTTGCTGCCGTCAACGTACAGACTGCCGCCCCGTAACAGGTGCTGCATCTGCTGTTCACCGATATGCAGGCCGAGAGATTCAGCAGACTCCCGCCATTCTTTAGCGAGTAGTTCGTGGTTATCAGGCAAAGGCCGCTGCTGTTTGCGGCTCTGTGTCCAGCTCTGCATTTCATCACGGCTGTTTTTTGCCTGTTTGTCACGAAGCGAACGCATCAGCGCCCGGCGTTCGTGCCGTTTCAGTGAGCGCATCCATTCGTTCACTTCAACGCCGTCAGGGAGCTGCGGCCACGGTGCTGGCCGTTCTTCCGGCTGTTCTGTCCCGTTGTTGTCCGTTTCCTGTACACGGGGACAGTTATTGCCACGAGTCCAAGGGGCGGCAGGGCCGCCCTGAAGGTCAAAACCATTTTCGCGGGCGCTGTCTTCCGTTTCCGGTTTACGTCTTACCAGCTTCCAGTTATCCGGATGCGTGCACACACGGGAGGATTCCCCGATGAGTGGCGACCAGATCCCGTAAATCTGTACGCTCTGTTCGCCGTAATCGTTCAGCTCATCTGCGAGGTCGTAGGCGGTGCGAATCAGGTAGTCTTTGCGTGGAACAAGAACGCCGCCCTGTTTCTCTATGTAGGTGGCAAAACATCCGGCATCAGCGGCAGCAAGAACCGCATCCATTGCGTCATTTTCCAGACGTTGCGGTCCCTGTGGGTTACGTGCCATCTGACAGGCAAGGCGGCGCAGTTCACGCCACACCTGACGGGAGGGGATGCCAAAGAACTGGAACTGGCGGACCCGGTGAAGGCGCGCCCAGCCGATGGCGCGTTCCACGCTTTCTGCCATCGTCTTTCCTGATTCGTCGTCGATGCGCGGTTTGCCTGTTTTCGGGTCAATGCCATCCACGGCGCGGCTGTCCAGGTTCTTTCCGATGTAGGTGGCGATGTAGCTGGTCGGCGTACCTTTCGAACCGTCGACGTACTCTGCCTTAAAGCGTGGGGTAATATCATCACCCAGCTCGTGACGATCTTCCTGAATGGCAATATCGCGGGTGTGGGACACAATGGTGTCGATTTCTTCCGGATGAGCAAAGACCATCATATGCCAGTGCACGGTGCCGTCATGGTGAGGCTCCACCGTGCGGATGCCATACCAGCGCAGGCCGTCGCGGTTCAGTTTCTTGCGGACCGCCGCAAAAAACGAGTTAACCAGGTAATCGCTGGAGTCGCGCATAGTGGCCCCGTTCCATTTGGGATTCGGATGACCGTTCTCCGTTGTTGCGTGGTATTTTGACGGGCAGGTGACAGTCAGAAACACCGCTCTGTCGCCACGGGCTTCGGCCAGAAGTTCCAGCCCCTTCATGGTGGCCATCATTTCTGCCTTACGGTGAACCGGGTTACTTACTCCCGCGTAATACACTGCCTCAAGATCAATCGTGAACCCGTCTTCGTTTTCCAGCATGAAACTTTTCAGGAAATCGCGTGTTTTCTCGCGCTGTGCGCGAAACTCGCTTAACGCATCCTGGCTCAGATAGGGCGATGTTTTTCTGGAAACCAGACAGGCGGCGCGGAGTTGTTCTTCTCTCCACTCGCAACGTAACAGCCATAGTTTGCGTTTCCACCATTCCGCACAGGTCAGGCGAAGGATTGCGCCCGGCAGCAGCTCCGTGTCTGGTTCGTTCCTCCGGTCTTTGTCTGTTGTCAGTGCGTCATAATGCGGAGGCATGGCGTGCAGGTGTAACGCCATGCGGGCCAGCATCTGATACGCCTTCAGCGTTACATCCATGGTCAGCTCGCCATCAGTCGCACCAAAGCCATCGCAGAGTTTTTCGAAGGTGCTGCTGAACATCGCCGCCGTCATGGTGGCCAGCGTCTGTATCTGGTGTTTGTTGAGCTGCGGCAGGTAAAGCAAATCGTCCAGGCGTTCGCGTCCGGCAAGGGAGCGATAACCCGGTGTCAGCCAGTGTCCGTCAGTGCGATCCAGACGTTCGAATATTTTGCGCAGGGTTCCGCGTGCATAGCGTTCCGCCTGCCAGCTCTTTTTGCCTTTCCGGCGATCGACTTCCTGTTTTTTGCGCAGGAAGGAGAGGTGGCGAATAAGCGGATCGCGCAGATAGGACGGCAGCAGGCGCAGCGAGGCCATGGCTTCATCCACCGTGCCGCGTGCCTGTCTTCTGGCGTCTCCTGCCAGCGTGATGGTTTTGTCCTGTTTTTCCTGTGCGTCCAGGCTTTTATTAATCAGGTTGCCCAGTGGCGTGGCAGAGAACGCCGCATCAGCCTTTTCCTGTCGGCGCTCGTTCTCTGCCTGGTAGGCATCCAGCCAGGAGGAAAGCGCAGATTCAGGTGCGGGGATCCCCGTTCCTTCACGCCCCACTGCGTGGCGCGGTTGTTGCCAGTCCCTGATGTACTCTGTCGTCATACTGATTTACTGCGTCATACCGTTCAGGGTGTCACGGCAAACGGCAGCCAGCCGCTGAATTTCCAGCACGGTGTCTTCTGTGTCGGCATAGCGATGTGTGATGCGGATGCTGTCGGCAATCACATCGACGATTGCAGAGGATGGGCGCTGGTAAATGCCAATAACGGACGGAGTGCCACCTTCAATGCGGTAAAGCCTGTAATTTCCCTCGTGGCTGTCAATCATGTAGCGACCATCAATAACAATCTTTCCGTCAGCGAGCTGCGGTACAGGCAGGGATTTCAGGTACATGTCATAACGTTCACGCACGCGAACGGCAAGATCACGCTCTGTGTTGAGCAGGTATTCAAGAAAGTCGTTGGCGAGAATCATTGCGGCAATCCTCTTGTTACAGATGTGCGAAGGCCTCCCGCCGCAAGGTGCAGGAAAGGCCCGGAACAGGAATTAATGGAGTTTGTTTTGCTGCTGGATGAGCTGCTGAAGCTCGCGCAGATCATCCGCCAGATAGCTGAAAACAGAGGCGGAATAAATGTTTGAGAGTGCGTGGCTGCGCTCATGCAGCATATTGATGTGCATGATTTGCGCGACGCGTGATGCGCGGAAAAGTCTGCGGTTGATTTCAGTCTGGATGTGACGACGCTCCGCGATAGCGCGGTGTGGTTTGCGGTTTGCCATGGTGTGGCCCCTTGTGTAGTAAGTTGTGAAAACTCACCATCCAGAGCTGCGAAACTGTGGGTGGCGAGACGTACGAGGTTCGCAGTACCGGCTACACAAGAACCCGGCCCGACCGAAGTCGGCCCCGTACGCCCCGCCATAATTCTGACGCGAAAAAAACGTGGCAATACAGTACGCACAAAAAAACCGCTGGCGCGGTTGTGCGCTTGTGTAGTCAGCAGGCTGCGAAACCCGGCACCCGTTTTGTGAGGTGCAGCAGAAATGTAACCTGACTGATTGCGGCATGGCAAGCGGTTTTTTTGTGTGTGCATGTTCTGGTTTCTTACTGGTTCAGAAAAAAATCAAAAACCTTGTCAATGCGTTGCAGCAGCTCTTGCTGTATTGCTTCCGGCGTTTCCGGTTCGCCTGGCGCCTCCAACGTCGCGCAGAAATCCTCGATTTCATGACGGAGCGTCAGGCGAATGGCGAGATGTGTGGTTCTGGCGTGCTCCAGCTCATCCAGCAGCGCCAGCACAGCAGACGGCGAGAGCATTGCGCGAAACGCCAGTAATTTTTGAGGCGTTGCCATTCGTTGCAGGTCAGTCGCCAGTTCGCGTAATTCCTGGTGGTTGATGGCGCTCATGCTCTGGCTTCCTTCAGTAGCTGGTTAAACATGTTGGTAAGTGGATTGCCGCACCCGAACGGCATCGGGTTTATCTGGTAAGAAAAGCGACCGCCTGTTTTGCGCTCTTTTCTTATGACTGAACCGCTGCGCCAGAGTCGGCGTAACTCCGCATTAATGGCTGTGGTTGGGGTATTCAGTGCTGCGGCGATCTCTCCGCCGCTACACCCCGGATGAGTAGCGATGTAGTCCAGAATGGTCATCTGCGTGGCTCCTGTACTTGTCGGATAAGATTCACCCGCGCCACGTTGGTGGCGCAGAAATAAGTGCCGTCAGTGAGGTAGATGTGGTGCGCATCCTTTTCTGAACGATGTTTGTCGATAGTGGTAATCAGGCGTTCGTCGACCTCGTATTCGCGCCCTCTGGAGGTAAAGCGAACGACGGAAAAAATGCTTAATTGCCATTGCGCCCCCTTTGTCCAGTAACCCTATGCGTTAAATACGGCACGTTGCGCGTCATCAATGAATACAGCTTGAGAGCGTTCTATCAGGCGGAGATTTGTCAGAAGCTCAGACTCTTTTGTGTGGTAAGGCGTTATCAGGTATTTGCCGTGCAGTTCGGCAATAATGGTGTATTGCGGCATCATTGCTGAACCAAGAATATAAATGCAGCGTCCAATGCTGGACGGATTCATGGCTGCAACTGTTGACTGTGTTTTAAGAGTGTCGATTTCTTTGCTCTGTTCCTCAATAATTTTGGCTGCGTCAGCGGTGATTTTTGCAATGGTCAGTGCGTGAAGTGCTGCCATATGTTGGCTACGCTTCACGGCATCTTTAGCCATTTCATCTTCCGCTTCTGATATTTTTTTTAATGTGTTGATAATGCCTTCTTCTTTTGTGTTCATTTTATATCTCCGTTATTTACGTGTGCGAATACCTCCGCGAATGCGGATTGTTTTTACATTTTCTTATTTAACCTGTGGTTTTATTTGCTCTGTTATTCGCCAGTGAAAAAGCGTTCAATCTTTTTTACTGAATGAATAATTCGCATAATCCCAATGGCGCAGGCCACAGAAATAATCAGAACAAGCCATGAGATAAATATACTCATGCGATATTCCCCAGCTTATACGGTTCAATATGTTCCCCGCATTCTGCGGCACAGATTAGCTCGGAAAGTTCGTTAAGTGCATCCAGATCATCAGCGTAAAAAGCCACGTCATACAGACTCCGGATTGCCCTGGTCAATGAGTCACGGGCTGCACGTTCAGCATGAGAGCCTGATGCACTTAAGCGAAAATAAAAACGCTCAAGTGCTTTGTTGATGAGTGTTTTATATTCTTTGCCCATTGCAACACCCTTTAATCTGCTTTCTGAATTTCAGCTTCTGAATCCATACAAATAATTTCGATATAGGGTTCATCGCCATTAACCTGACGTGCCTTTTCAGCTTCGCTAATGATTTCGCGTACGGTCTGGTACGGAAGTTCCACAAACAATCGCGTGCCGTTCAGATAAAGGTAAGTGGCCACATCTTTTTCTGCCGGGACTACAGCATCAATAGCTGATGCGCGTAACAACAACTCACCGCGAAAATCAATAAAGCGGATAAATACACCTTGTGCATGGTCTTTAGTCATAAAGCACCTGTTATAAATCAGCTTGTTTAATAAAACTTTGCCCACGAAGCAGACGATCAACTGTGCGAAGTGCTTCGTATAATGTGAAATCCTGCCCGAACTGATTGTCGCCGCAGTTCAATGCAAAAATGCGGTTTCCGGTAAATGGATTGCGTGGGCATCTGTGAACTACGATTCCAGCTTTTTCAATCAGCCAAGTGTGTTCGCCAATTTGTTTTACTGTATGGCCATCTGGCGTTGCGTGCGTCTCGCTTAGGCTGTAGCGAGAGTTGCTACGTGATGCACTGGTAGTGAAGCGGTTAGCGTGGCGTTCTGCGCCGTTGCGGAAGCGCTGTTGTGAAGAATTGCGCTGTTGCTTCATGTCAAAAACTCCGTACCTGTTTACTTCCCCGGCATAACGCCCATTTTCAAAATAATTGCGGCGAAATCCCATGTTATTGGGTTCGCTGTTTCGCTGTTGCTTATTCATTTTTTGTGCCTCTACCCGATAAGCCAAATAACAAACGCTATGAGCACCGCGCCAATAGTGGTCGGGAAAAGACCTCTGGTATAGGCGGCGAGGTAATGAACGTTGAGAACAATAAAGCGCTCTTTTTGTCCTGTTAGCTTGTTAAGCAGATAAATCGCTATTACACCCACTTCCAGGAATACAAGGTTCAGAATGGCGCTGATGATATTGCTGGTCATTTTTGTGTGTTTAGTTGCCTTCGCTGCTTTTGAGTCGCTCCAGCTTTGAACTTCTGCCTGTATAAACTCGCTTACCGTTAATGGTCTGGCAGTCTTCTTTATTAGCTGGAAAGAACTTTCTTTTCTGGCGGTCATACGTCCAGTAACTTTTCCAGTTGTGCCATTCTGGTGGCTCAAGTTCCGGTAGCTCGTCAGCCAGTGCGTCCCACTCTTTGGCGTTAAACCACCATACTCCGTCTGAGTTTTCATCTTCCGGGTTTGTGCGCGTCTTGTGTCCCGGCATTTGACCGCGATGAATGGCTACGCGCAGTGCAGATTTTGTTAGCCCAATATATGCCGCGCCTTTTTCCAGAGAGCAAAGCCCGGCGATCGGACCATCCAGCCGTAAAGTCGCTCCTTTTTTGTAGGAACGCTTTTTCTTGTTTTCTTCGTGTTCGTCGTCGTTGGCGGCATCAATGGATCCGCTGAGTGCGTCACTTTCCTGAAGTGGTTGGTGGTCAGATAACTCTTTATCGGCAATGAAGTCCCGCATTTGTTATCCTCTTACGTTGGTGCGCTTGTTGCGCCTTGTGATGGTTTGTTTTGGTTTGTTTTCTTCACCCTGTGGTGAAGACCGAAAAGAGGATACTCATCGTATGGTGAACATGTCAAGAGATTACGCCAAAAAACTAAAGGCGATCAGAAATGCGGAAAAACTTACACAATCTCAGTTTTCGCAAGTAACGGGGGTTTCTGTAGGGACTATAGGAAATTATGAGTCTGGATATAAACCTGCGCGAATTGAGGTTGTAGAAAAAGTAATCCAAGTCGAGCGATTCGAAAAATACACTATGTGGATACTTCACGACAAAACATTTCCCGCTGCCGGGCAGGTTGCACCGGCTCTCTCTCTTGATGGCTCTATTCAGTCGGAGGGCGATCAGGTTTCAATCGGCATTACCCAAAAATCACCCCGATCAGGCCGCAATGTTGGCTGACTCTACACATTGAGCGAATTACATATCGCAAGGAGTGTTTAGTTAATTTATCCGTTGGAGGGGCTAATCATGTCGATTAAGCAACTCAAAGACGGACGTTATCAGGTCGATGTCAGACCGCAGGGGGCGGAAGGAAAGCGGATTCGAAAAATCTTTGCCCTGAAATCAAAGGCTCAGGAGTTTGAGAAGTATGTGTTACAGAACTTTCATGACAAGCCATGGCAGGCTAAGCCAGCTGATCAGCGGCGATTATCAGAGCTGCTTGATGCGTGGTGGATGCTTGATGGGCGTAATCAGGCTTACGGGGATAGCTACAGGGTTAGGCTAGGGAAGGTTGTTCGTGAAATGGGAGATCCTCGCGCCAGTCAGATGACGCGAAAATTTATGCTTGAATATCGGTCAGAGAAATTACAGGCCGGATTAATGCCGTCCAGTATTAATCGTGACTTATGCGTACTGTCTACCATGTTCACGGTGCTGATTGAAGCTGAGGTCTTTCACAACGCGAACCCTGTACGCGGTATACGAAAACTGAAAGTTCAGAACACAGAGATGGCCTTTCTTTCTGATGATGAGATTGAACGGCTTCTTGAGCGACTGGAGGGTGATGCGCGTCGTGTTGCCATTCTGTGTCTTTCTACTGGTGCCCGATGGAGTGAAGCATCGGAACTACGTGGAGAGCATATCGTTGGCAACCGGGTGACGTTCTTTAACACCAAAAACGGAAAATCCCGTTCGGTTCCTGTGGCGGATTCGGTCGTGCCTCTGATTAAAACCCGTCGAACGGGGTTATTGTATCAGGTTGATTATCTGAAGTTCCGGGAGATTCTTCAGGAGGTGAAACCGGATTTGCCGAAGGGGCAGGCTACGCATGTCATGCGTCATACGTTTGCCACACACTTTATGATGAATGGCGGAAATATTGTTACGTTGCAACGAATCCTGGGGCACGCAACGATTCAGCAAACAATGACGTACGCTCATTTTTCGCCGGACTTTTTACAGGACGCGATCAACTTTAATCCGCTGGCTGAAAGTGTCCATAAACTGTCCATCGATTAG